TGAATTAGATAAAATTTTATACAAGAAAGATGACAAGGCAACAGATAATCCAGAGACTAAGTAAATACTTCGACATACAGGAGTTGGTTTGCAAGCATACCTATGATAGATTTAAAAACTTATCATGGCAGTTTCTTGATACAGAGATATTGCACACTGTTCTTGTTTTAAGAGAAGATATTCTAAAGGTTGGAATGATATGTAATGATTATAAATTCGGTGGGAAAAGGACACAAAGAGGTTTGAGGTGTAATATCTGTCCGCTTTGCAAAGAAAAGACGTTGAAGAATCAAATATATCTAACAGCTCATGCCAACGGTGCAGGAATGGACTTTGTCTTTGGTGTTAAGTCGGGAATGACGGCAGCTAAAGCAAGGCAGTTAATCAAACAAAACTCTCATCTATTGCCATACAATGTCAGGATTGAAAAAGATGTTACGTGGTTACATATTGATTGTTATGATACAGGTGAAAAAGTAAATGAATTTAACGGATGAAAAACTACCTAATGTTGAAAAGTTACTTTAAAATAGCCATAAGGATATTAGTATCACTTCTTATTTTATGGAGTGCTGCAAGCTATATTACTCTTGAAAGACAAAGAAAAGAAATAAGCCGATTAGAGACGAATTTAGAGCAGTATAACCAAAAGGTAAGCAATCTTACTCTAACGACAAAAGAACTCAACACAGAGCTTGCAAAGAAGAATACAGCAGTTTTAGAGCTTGATTCAATACTAAAGAAAAGAAACAAAAAGATTAAACAGTTAGAAGAATATAATAGAACTATAGTAGTCATCCGTGATACTGTTAAGGTAGAAGCGCAAAAGGAAATAGAGAGCCTTGACAGTGTGAATTATAAAATTAATTTTAAGGACTTTAATGATTGTATTTCAGTTGCTGGTCATGTGATGACTACTGATAGTTCTTCCACTGTGTTTGTTACTGAAAAAGAATGTAATGTTAAGGTTTGGGATATCAGAACAAAAAGAAAGTGGTACGAGTTTTGGAAGCCTAAGTACGAACATGAAGTAATCAGTGAATGTGGAGAAGTAGAGAAGATTGTAATAGATAAGAAATAGATGTCAAACATAAAGCTAACATATTTAGATACTATATTACAGAATCATCCTGAATGGGTGCCTGATTATGATAAGTCTTTTTTGACAAGAGACTTTAAAGACACACGTAGGTTCTCTCCTGTGGTATATAATCCTGATGAGGCTATGCCTGATCGAGATCATCCTGAATATGATGCATGGTGGATAGAGCAGTATAGAAGATGTATCATGGGCTATGTAGTTCCTAATGCTACAAGGAGGGGTCATACTATCTGGATACCAGGTCGGATGTACTTCTATCTTAACTTTTGGATTATTTATGCTAAGCTTGATGACTCTGACAGAAAGGAGAAGCGTAATCCTAAATTCTTATCTATAGACTACTTTAAGTTTATGGTTCTTGAGATGATGTTCTTAAAGAAGAAGGACAATCTATTTGCTAAGGCACGCCAGATGGGATTTAGTGAATACGCAGCATGTAATGTAGCATATAACTTTATCTTCCTTCCTGCCTCTGTTTCTGTGATAGTAGCCGGTCAGGGTGATTATGCAGAAAAGACAATGCAGAATGTTATTACAGGATTAAACAATCTTGGTGAGAGTGAGTTTTACAAAAGAAGGAAGCCTGATAGGTCTGATTACATTAAAGCTGCTTATACAGAGATATGGGAAGATGAAGATACTGGTGAGCGCAGAACTCTTTATAAAGGCTATGGCAGTGAAGTGTATTGTATTACTGCAAAGGACAACACGCAAGCTGTATCACGTCTATCACCTTTTATGGTAGTGTATGAGGAGATAGGTAAATGGAAGCAAGGAACACTTACGGAGACCGCAGAGTTCGTTAAACCATCACAGTATGCAGAGGGTGTCAAGACGGGGTACTCATTGTATATCGGTACAGGTGGCGATATGGAAGAATCTGTTGCGGATGTTGAGAAGATGGCATATGATCCAGCAGCATATGATCTGTTGGAGTTTGATAACATATGGGAAGAGGAGGGTGTCTATGCAGATAGCAAGGTATGTTCATTTACTCCTGCTTATGAATTTGAGATAATAGACGAGGATGGTAATGCTCTTATAGAAGAGAGCTTAAAGTCATTAGCTGAAAAGTTAGAGAACAAGAAGTCAGCAGAGAAGTACAGGGCTATGACGCAGAAGCCTATCTATCTATCACAGATGTTTATGGTTACCTCTGGAACATTCTTGGGTGAGGTTGCTATGCAGAAGCTTAATGATAGAAAGAGGTGGATATTAAGCAACAAGGAAGAGCAGATAGCCTTTAATGCTAAGTTAGAATGGGTAGATCCATATGATTGGTCTAAGGGTGTCAATATCTTTCCTGATGAGGATGGTAAGTTTGTTATTGTCCAAAGACCTGAATTGGATAGCAGGGGGGATGTGTGGCAGAATCTGTATCAGGCAGCAACGGACAGTTATGACAAGAGTGAGAGTAATAGTAGTTCATCACAAGGTAGTTGTACTATCTTTAAGGAATACCTTGATGCATCGCATACAGGTAAACATTGGGTAGCAAGAATAACAGAGCGACCAACAGAAGAAGAAGGGGGTTCATATGCTTTTTATGAAGATACTATTAAACTGTGTATAGCGTATGGAGAGTGTTTAAATTTGATAGAGTACAGTAATGTTCTTATCTTTGACTATTACAGACGTAAGGGATATGAGTATCTTCTTAAAGAGCGTCCAAGTATGGTTATCTCTCAATATGTAAAGGACGGTCAAGCATCACAAAGATATGGTATAGAACAATCGTTTGTACCTCATGCTTTGAATATGTTCAGAGACTTTATTAAAGCTGATGACTATGCAGTTATCGATAAGATGTATGACATAGAGATGATAGAGGCGTTTAGTAAGTTCAGACGTGCTAAGAACTACAATTGTGATATTACGATATCATGTGCGCTTAATGTAGCAGCAAGTATAGAGGACCAAGAGATAGCTGTGTACTCTAAGAATGAAAAAGAAGCAGGCGATAATTATGGAGAATATGTAGAGAATAATTATGGTCAGATAGAATATAGTTGTGGGGAACCTGAATCAATAATGGTATAAAGATATGCAGAGTGAAATAATATATAGCGATAAAGCTACACCTGGTCAGATAAAAGAATATACTGATTACATTATAGGTATGGCGTTATCATCTTTTTCAGAGGATAAAAAGAGAGATAAGTTATGCTGGGATATCTATACAGGCAAACACGACAACTCTAAGTTTAATTACCTCACTAAGGTAGAAGGGTTCACTTTCCCTGCACGCTTTAGAAATATAGGAAATGAGATAGTCCGTAGTAAATTAAACCTGTTAGAGTCAAAGCAGATGCGTAGGATCTTTAGGTTTCATGCTACAGCTATGGATGAGAGGAGTCTTAAGCAAAAGCTTATCGATAGGGTGTCATCACGCATAAAGGCTATCAATGAGATGTATGATGAGCATAACGCTATCCTTGGAGAACAGATGCAGCTTGTAGAGGATCAGTATAATGATCTACAGGCGCAGTTACAGGTAGAGCCTGAGAATGAGGAGATGGCTGAACACATGGCTATGTTGCAAGCTAACTTGCCACTAATACGATTAGAGTTCAATAAAATTATAAGGGCGCTGCAAAGGGAGCAGCTTAATACACAAGAGTTAAAGAAAAAGACTGATTATTTTTTGCTTCATTCAGATACGGAGATTATAGAACAAGTTGCTAATGCAGCCCTTAAAGGAGCTATACAGTCAGAGGATCTGTATGATCATTGGCATATAGGCTTTAAAGAAAAGATTGTTACAGGACGACCGGCATACTTAGTATATTATGATGAAAGGCGTGAGGATGTAACTTTTAAGAGGGTAGAAGCTAATAGGGCTTACTACAACAGAGGCGGCAATAACAAATGGACACAGAACGGTGAGTGGTGTGCAGTGGAAGAGTATATGTCTTTTTCACAGATAAGCAGTGAATTTAAGCTTACCGATGCAGAGCGTAATATATTGAGGTTGCATCAATCAGGGAATTATGCAGCATTAAAGAACTATGAAGGTAATACGGCATACTTTGATTCGAGTAGTAATACTTATTCAACTAATGATGCTATCAGCGTATGGAGAGTATGGTTTTTACTTCCACGTAAGGCTTACTTCAAGAGGTCTCCCAACAAACATAGAGAGGGTGAGTACTTTATTAATTTGACAGGTGAGAATGATAAACTAAAGAAGAATGAGAGAAGAGAAGATGTTTTGATATATGATATGCATCATGTTACTGTTATAGGCAATATTGTTCATATCAACCATGGGGTACAAGGGTCTGCATTTAGACCAAGCGACACACCAGGGCTTGTTATGCTTCCATTAGTATCAAGAACATATAATGGTATATCAGAGAAGCCCTACTCGCTCATATATCGTGTTAGAGAGCTGATCGAGATGTATGATATAGTAAACTATAAGAAAGAACTTATGATCGCTCTGGCGGGCGTTAAAGGCATGATAATGGATAAGTCTCAAAAGCCTGATGATATGTCTGTCAATAAGTGGATGTACTTGCGCAAGATGGGTACCATGTGGATAGAGACCATTAAGAAAGGAAGAAAGATTCCTGCTACATATAATCAGTTTCAGAACTTTGATGACACATTAAGTCAGTCAATAGAATTTATTGATGGAGCGTTATTGCGCATAGAGGAGCTTATAGGAAAGCTTATGGGTATCACTCCATCAGCAGAGGGTCAGTTTGTATCTAAAGATCCTGTTGCTAATGTTAGGATGAGTAATGAGCAGTCTTCTCTTATTACAGAGATGCAATATGAGGAGAATGATGCTGTATTCAGTAAAGCGTTAGAGTTGTACTTAAACTTAAAGATACAATTTGTATGGGAGAAGGGTAAGGTTATAAACTTCTTTAATAAAGATCTGGAAGAAACGCTGATACATATTCCAAAGGGAAGTCTTAAGGGTTCTAACTTTAGAATCTTTGCACGTCAGAATGTAAAAGAAGATGTTCGGTTAGAAGAGTTAAGAGAAGTTGCTGTTAATGCATGGGCACGTCAAGAGATGCCCTTGGAGGCATTATCTGCTATGTATCGGATAGATGATATAGGTGAGTTAGAGAAAGAGCTTATACGAGCCTCTAAACAAGCCCAGGAGATACGTCAAGCTAATGAACAGTCTAATATACAGGCTGCTGAACAGGCTAGGCAACAAACTATAGAGTTAGAGCATCGTCTCTCTATGCAGGCAGAGGAGATGAAGATGCAGATGAAAGCTATGGAGTTGGAGCTAAAGAAAGCAGAGATGGAGTTTGAAGGTCAGAAGTTTGCATGGGAAGCGCAATTTAAAGAGAAAGAGCTTGCTGCTAAGACACAAGTAGAAGTGTTTAAGCAAGCGTCAGAGAATGAGGTTGAGAGCGCATACTTACAAGAGGAAGCACGTAACAATAGAGTACAGGAGATGTTGAAGTCATTTGAGATAAAGATTAATGCTATCTTAAATGAGATGAAGATAAGAGCAGGAGAGGTTAGTTCTATTCGTAAGACTCAGACTGATCTGGATAAGAATATGCGTAACAAACAAGATATTAAAGACAGGTAGATATACAAAAACTACTACTAAAATGAAATAAGTATAATAAAGACATATAATTAAAAATAATGTATATATTTGTAATGTTAATTTAAAGTAGAAACTATTATGTTTAAAGAAGAAGTAATTAAAAGACTTGAAGCAATTCAAAAGAGTAATGCTAACTTTCCTAAGTTGAAGAGTATAGCAGAGAAGTATGATCCCGGTAAGACAGGGTTCACATGTAAGAAAGGCTATTTACTTGTAGAGCCTTTAGAGTTACAGCCACGTAAGATGAAGATTATCACCTCTGACAAGTCGCAGTTATCGCTTGATGACTTTATGGGTGTTCATCCTTATATGGCGATAGTAATGGAAAGTAGTTCAGAAGGGTACAGTGCAGGAGACTTAGTTTATATGGACGTTAAGTCTGTAGGTCATACAGCACAGGATATAGTTGTTAATCAAGCTATCGGTACTATCCTTCCTGAATCATCAGTATTAGGAAAAGTTGAGTTAAAAACAGATAAAACTAAGATGTCATGAAGTACGAATATTATAATTTAATGCAACCAGAGGGCGTTGATGACGCTACTAATGTCAATGCAGACGATATAGCTCGTTTAATGGCACCAGAGGGATCTTTTATTGAAAATGACACAGAGGTATCAGAAGAGGTAGAAGATGTCTCTAAGGACACGCAAACGACTCCTAAAGACCCTGTAGAGACCACAGAGGATACCGAAGAGTTTACTCCAAGTAAAGATTGGGATCTTGTTAAGGATATAGAAGGTTTTGAGATGCCTTCTGATTTGAATGCTGACAATGAACAAGAGTTACTTAAAGGATACATTGCTAAGAAGTATGATATTACTACTCCAGAGCTTCATCCTTTGGCAAAACAGATACAGGACATGGCAGCAATCAATCCTAATATAACTATCTCTGATCTTGTCAATGATATATCTTCACAATATGTTGATGCTTCTAAGATGACAGACGATCAGGTTATAGCGTTTGATTTATTTGCACAGTATGGCATGTATGATGAAACCAACAATCCTGATGGTATCACCCAAGAAGATGTTGAAGAGCATATATCCAAGTTGGGTAAAATAGAAAAGAATCGTTTAGCAAAAAGTATTAGAAGTAATATAGAGGAATATAACAACAGTCTTACTAAACGTTATGAAGAGGCTAATAAAGCCGAGCAAGAAAAGATGTACAATAAGGTTGTTGATGAAATAACGAAACTACATAGCAAGCTTGAAGTGGATTTAGCTAAGGTAAATAGTATTTATGGCATAGAGGTCAAGCCCGAAGATCATAAGCTATACTTAGAAGAATTTAAAAAGCTTACTATCCCAGATAAGGAGACATACAAGAGGGGTATAGATGAGATATTGTCAAACGATGTGATGCTATACAAACTCTTTGTTCTTGCTACTAAATTTGGAGAGGAGAAGGTGATAGAGCAAATCACAAAAGGAAGAGAGTCAGGTAAAGAGGAGCTTATGAAAAAGCTAAAGATTACTCCTCATGTATCAGGCACTCAAAGAACAGATCAGGCTCCTGATAGCTTTGAAGCTGAAATAGAGCTATTAAAGAGACCTGTTTATAAATAAAAAATATTTTAAAAATTTAGTTATGAGAATATTACCAGGAACTCCGAAAGAGTTCTCTAATCAAACTCCGACAACAAAGCATATGTCGCAGTATCTTATTTCTGCACCAGAGATCTTACCACAGGTAATGACTATCTTTGACAAGAATATATCTGCATTTACGTCATTGTTGGCACGTAGAAATATGTTTAGTGGAAAGCTTGCCGATCCTTTGAATCCTAAAAATGCAAAATACAAGGTGGTTGGCAATCGTAAAGTAATGTGGAAAGTAAAAGGTTATCCGGAACGTAAGGGAAGGATCATAGGATTTAATGGTGTTGGATTTAATTGTCCTGCATTTCCTAATCAACCTGGGCGTAACCAGACTCTGTTTGATATCTATATTGATACAGACTGGTTCTCTCCTCGTGATGTATTAGAACTTGCCGATAACTACACACAGCTATATGTGGCTGATAATCTTTTACCCGAAGAGGTAGAAGGTGGTGTGTTTAAATATCGTGTAAAGGTTAATACTAATAATGCTTCTGATTTTGTTAATCCTAATTTGTTAGCAGTAGGACAGGAGATCAGTGTATCGCATACTCAATTTGAAGAGATGTCAGAGACTGCCTACGAGAAGTACACCTTCGATGAAACGGCACATACTCATATGACTATCCAAAGATTGAAATGGTCTATTTCTGGTTCAGCAGAAGCTTATCGTCCTAACGCTGTATGGATTGAACATAATGGTGCTACCATGTGGATTGATCATGCACAGCTTCAAATGTTAGAGCGTGCTGCTTTATACAGAGAACGTCAACTCTTGAATGGTCGCTCTACTGTTACGGCTGATGATAAGGTTGTTTTAAGGACTGTAGAAGGCTTTGAAGTGATGGCAGGTGATGGAATGCTCAATCAAGGTGATGGAGCATGGAGATTGCCTTATAACGTGCTTACAATACGTACTATCGAGAACATCATGGAGAACATTTCTATCTATACTTCTACTTGGGGTACAGAGGTAGCTGTTATCTGTGGTATGCAGTGGTACAAAAACTTTGCACGTTTGATGAAGGAAGAGGCTGGTATCGATCCTAAGACAGTTGAAATTGCTGGTGCAGGTAAAGGTATCAACTTAGACTATGAATACTTTACTTTTGGTGGTGTTAAGATTATTCCTACTGTTGTTCCATGGTTTGACTCTCCTATGAGAGCAAGTACGTATGGTCCTGATGGTACACGTAACTCTTCTCACAATGCTATCTTTGTTTCATTAGGAGACGTTAGTGTCAATGATCCAGCTGTTGAGCTGTTGGCATTAGGAGATCGTGCATGGAAAGAAGGAGACGTTCAAGGTATCAATAAGGGTGGCGATATGGCTAACTCTGTTGATGGTCGTCATCACCATGTATTGTGGGAGACAGGTATCGCCCTTAAAGATGTGAATGGTATTGCAGAAATGTATAGACCAGTAAGATTTTAGTGTATAACAATTAAACTATAAGAGTAATGGCAAAGACTATAGAGATGACAGAGGAACGTGTTAAGATATACGCTGTCAATAAAAAATATAAAGATAAGCCGTTTTTAGTAACTGCTGTAACAGATAATAAAACAAGAAGTCTGCTTACAGGTCAGGAGCATTTATCACAAGCAGAACTTAGTAAATCTGAATTGGTTATTGATCCAAATGATCACTATATGATACGTAATAGCGATGAGCTTGTCCTTAGGCGTGATGCTAAAGGTAAGTATGAGCTTAGTCGTGATTATGCATTGTATTGTTTATTGCAGGTAGTGCCAGAGGTAGCATCCTCTCGTAGTGAAGTTGTCAGTGGTACTCACTTGTTCTATATGGAGAACTTGGAGAAAGAAGCTGAAAAGAAATTATCTACGTATAAAAGTCAAGGCTTAGCATCAGCAAAGATAGCAGAGCTTGCTACTTTGTCCGACATGATAGATATGCTGTTTTATTTCGGTGAATCAGCAGTTAATGTGTCATCAGCTAGAGCAGAGTCAAAAGTGTACGAATTAGCACATACTAGAAGTCAAGAGGTTCTTGATTATTTTAATAAGAAAGAGGAATCACGTAGATTGGTATTTATTAGAAAGCTATTGCATTACAGGATTGTAGTTAAGCAGGCTAATGGATATTTAGTGTATGGTGATATTACTCTGGGTGCTAATGATAATGAAGCTGCTAATTTTGTTTTTGATAATAAGAATGACAAAGTGTTCATACCGTTAAAGGATCAACTTGATAAAGCAACAGCATAATGGCTAATCCGAAGCTAATAGATATGTATAAGGACTTTCTTTCATTGGTTAGAAAGGCACGTGTTGGTACTGTCAGTCCGGAAGAGTTTACTCGTACCCTTAACTTAGCAATTGAAGAGGCTGTTAATAATAAGTTATCAGCTATGGAGGTTAATAAGAAAGTGTACGATGAACTCTCTCCATTAAAGGACAGCATAGAGTCTGCTGGTGGTTTGAGGCTTATTGGTAATAAAGATTTCAAGTATATCTTGCATAGTTTTGATTATCGCAGGATCGTTGCAGTTAGGATAGACCTATCTTCAACTATCAGGAATGTTAAGTGTCATATTCTTCCATCTATAGAAAAGAGTGAAGTTCTTTCTGGATATTACAGTAAACCTTCAAACAAGAAGTGTTATTATGAACCGGTAACATTAGGCGGTATGCAGTCTATTAAGATTTATGTACCACAAAGTGTTGAGAATGTAAATAATATGACTGTATATGTAGAGCTTTATGAAGAACCTGATGAAGTTCCTATTGCTGACGTTACCAACAATACTAAGTATAGTCAGTTTAATAAAGAAATGTCTTCATACATTGTTAATATTGCTGCAAGGATGTACATTGAGAGTGTTGCTGATCCACGGTATCAGAGTTTTTTAAATGAATTACAAACTAAAATAAATAATTAGTATTATGGCAAATTTGATTAGAGGTCGTCAAGACTTTTTGCTGAATGACTTAACCAAAGCTGACGTAGGTGTTTACTACGGAGCTGGTGATGTTCCTCACTTGGTGTTTAAGAGCCTTGGCATTGATATATCTGCTCCTGCAAAGGTAAAGATACTTAATGCTGTTTCTGGCGTAAAACAAAAGGTTAAGCTTGAGATTGATTGGTTATGGGATGGAAGTCCTTATAAGGTGTTTGAGATTGAAGTCACCAAGCAGCCTGCTTATAGTGGGTGGACTAATGAGCAGTTTCCTATCTCTCATACCTATTCGTATATGATGCCTGCATTTACTACCAATACTATTGGTACGTTAGTGCAAGCAGATAAACAAGCTATCGTTGATGGTTTAGTTGCTGCTATCACTGCTGATGTAAAGGTAAATGCCAATGCAGTTAATACAGGTGCAGTTGTTAATGCTACTCGTTCGACAGATGATCTTATCTTGGAAGCCAAGGAAGATGGTGTTGTGTTTAGTGTTCGTATTTACAATAATGAGTTTACTCAAACTCAACTGGTAGCTCCACAAAAAGCTACTTTGACTAATGATCTGATTACTCAACTCTTTGCTGTTAAGGCAGAAAATGAAGGTCAGAGAGTAACTCAACCGTTAGTAGGCACTGCATATGCTAAGATACAGATCGAAGCATTGACTCCTGGATATGATAATACAAGTGCTACAGCTTATAATGAGCGCAGTCAGGTGTATAACATCTATTTACCTGCATCATTAGTAGATACAGCATTATTTGCTCCTATTGCTTATGCAGATGGTAGTGGTGTTGTTGCATCTATGGCTGATAGTGGTGGTGCTGAAAGTGAGTCCTTAGCTGACTACTTGGAGCTTGTAACTAATACTGTGTTGCCTGTAAGTGTTGAGGCTGCAAGCACAGGATCTGTAAGTGCAAGTACTGACTTTAACTTAGGTGCTACAGTAGTTGTACATCCTTCGACTGCAAGTCAAAAGGTAACTTACAGTTCAGCAACTGCTGCAAGGGTTACTGTTGATGCTGATGGTGTATGTAAAAAAGGTTCTTCTACAGGAGAATCTGTTATTACCATTACTACTGTTAATGGTAAGACTACTACATGTACTGTAACGGCAAGTTAGTATAAGAATGTTTACTTAATTAAAAGGGTAGGTGGGTATTCTACCTGCCCTTTTTTAATACATAATGATATGACTACATTAGAAAGTATAGTTGAAAGTTTAAAGTTACAACTAAAGCCTCATTTAAACGATGATGTAAAGCTCTATGACGAGTTTATCATCCGAATGATACATGATACCAGATCAGCCCTGATAAGGTCTCTATACGTCTCTAACAGTGCTCTAACGCAGTTCTATCAGGATGTATCTATTAGTGAGATTGAACATAAGTCTAAAACAGGTACATACAGACATAGTATCGTTACTTTGCCTACACAGCTGATGACAGGATGTGGAAGGAAGAATATTCAAAACGTATGGAGTGATGGTGATGAGTATGATATGACTTATCACTATTGTTCTTATGAGGAGTTTATGACATATAGACATCATGTGTATGGCAGTATGGTTAATAGATACTGTAACAAAGGAGATGACCTGTTAGTATATGATGAAAATAAACCTTCCAGTATCAGTGTGAGAGGTATCTTTGAATATCCTGATGAAGTAAGTGGTTACAGTTATACTGATTCTGTTTATCCTATAGGTGCTAACAACCTCAGACAATTAGAGATAGTAACATTTCAGCATCTTGCCTCTAAGTTGGGTATGCCTGTTGATATTATTAATAATGGTTATGATGAGACTAAGAATGCTCCTGTTCATCAGCAACAACAAGAAAGACGTAATAAAGAGGAGGATCAGGAATGAGTTATGTAGTTTTTATAGATACTGTTGTAGTTGATGATACGAAGTTCTGGGAAGGCTTCTCAATGGCGATTGATGACAGTACTGATACAGATGGTCATTATATAGATATTGAATATAAAGGTCAGCAGTATAGTATCCCTGTTGATAGTATTATGGTTACTGATCGACCATCAAGAGATATAAACGTATCTTATGATGAATATATTTCTATACGTCATAATGATAAGACAACTCATTATATGGAAGCTGTTAAGAAGGCTATGCGCATAGACATGAAAAAGAACTACAAAGCACAGTTTAGAGATGGAGTTAATCCAATGAAAGATGGAACTAAGAAAAAAGAAGAGTCGTATTAGCAAATACGTCAAGTATATTTATATTAAAGAATATAATTATAAAGATATTATTGACATAGAGCAGAAGTTTTCAGGAGGAAAGGAGCCATTTATACATAGGTTCTTTTTACCGAGATTAAAGCATATACCCTTTAAGGCTGATACACATCCTAAGAGAGTGATAGCAGAAGGGATGGCAGCATCTATCTTCTTTGAGTATATCAAGTTGATTATAGATGAACTTTTTAAGGGTAATACAATACGCTTTTACAGACTTGGAGAGATAGAGTTAAGAACTAGTAAGTGGTCAACACGTTATCAGGGATATGGAACAGATTATAATCGTTCAAAGAGGTTAGGTTACTTTACAGGTATCTTTTGCAGATGGAATGTACCACATAGATTCTTTAGATATGGTTATCCATCTGTGTCATTAGGAAAGTCTTATAAGAAGAGGTTACATAAGTTAGAAGATAAAGGAATAAAATTTTAGTGATATGGGTTTACCAATTATGCGTTACGATGAAGATCAGTTTCGTTCCTATAAGGATCTATACATTTACTATAAGGAAGCTACAAAGAGATATCAAAATCAGAGGTACAAGGAGATATCGGAAGCACAGGCTAAAAAAGAGAATGCACCACTGTTTGCTCCAGTATTTGATGAATACAAAGGTAGTCTCGGTGGTATCTTATATAAAGACAAAATCAATAAGTATGCTAAAGAGTTTGGTTTAGATCCTAACTTCTTTGCTGCATTTATAAAACAAGAGAGTAGCTTTAATCCTAAGGCAATAGGTAAAGACGACAAAGGCGATAAATCCTCTTACGGGTTAGCGCAGATACATGAAAGTAATTTTGAAAAGTATGGAATTACAGATAAGTTTGATCCTGATCAGTCGCTAAAAGCAGGCGCACAGATCTTTTCAGAGGAGTTAAAAAAGTCCGGTGGGGATTATATTCAGGCGTTGGCAGCATACAATGCAGGACGTGGGAATGTTAATTTATGGCTGTATGGAGTATATGATAAGGATAATAATCCTCGTTCAGCAAAGAGCAAGTATGGTGTTCCTAATTTTCCTACTACAATAGAGTATATAGAGAAAGTATTAGATAATTACAATCAATTAACAGGAAGTGATTACAAGTATGAATATCAAGAGTTAAGTGCTAAGATAAAAAATAAAGATGATGACAAGAAATAAGTATATAACTGCGATGGATATTTATATGAGTATAATATCCACATATAAGAGCAAAGCTCAAGAGATAAGTCCTGTTGAGGTTATGAGGTGGTGTAGTGAATGTATCACACGCTATCTAAAGGATCCTGCCGGACTTATATTTCATAAGGGTGTCTGTGTATTGAATGGTAAGGATAAGAAGCTCTACGATGGTCGTATAACGCTTCCTAACAATATATTTAAGTTAGAGGCTATCCGTGATGCTAATGGAGGTCTTGTACAGGGGTTAATGTATCAAGGGGATTATTTGATTGTTCCAAGCACATTCAAAGAGCAGAAGATTTCTATTGATTACTATTCATTGGCTGTTGATAGCAAGACAGGGTTTCCATTGATTAAGAAGGGTTACGAGTCAGCTTGTGAGGCTTATAGTATCTATAAGATGTTTGAGGAGGATGCTACTGTTATACCGCCAAGGGTTCCACAATGGAGATGGTTGCAGATAGAACAGAACAAGGACTGGGAGATAGAAGCTGCTCATAGAAGCTGGGATGGAATGACAGATAATGAGCTTATGGAATTACATAAATATATTGTATCACCTCATTACTTGGAGATAGTATATGGTGCTATAGGGCAGGATATAAATTTTGAAGTGTCTAATGAAAGTAACTGTTAAGGTATGGCTAAAACATCACTAAATCCACTTTTGCCTAATGCTGCTATTTCTCAAAAGATGATAGAGCGTTTAGGTAAGTTTAAAGAGTATATTACAAACAAAGATAAAAAGGATACAGAGCCTGTTCGTCCTAATATTCCTTATCAAGATAGAGAGCTTAAAGACATCCATAATAGTTATTTAAAAGCTATTAAATATGTAAGGTCTCAAAATATAAGAAATAGAGATATGCCTAAAAATAAACCTGTAATGAATAATTATGCAGAAGGTGGTAGTTTAATTCCAGAGGAGCCTGTAATTAACCCCAATAATCCTGTACCTCTTAAAGAAGCCACTATTACTGCAGAAGCTCCGACGTACATAAAATATAGACAAAAATGGGCAAAAGAAAACCCGTTTGATATAAATAAGTACGTAGAGGATAGATTCAATAATCCTGTAGGTAGAGAAGCAATTGAGAGGATTGATGAGAAAGGTTGGAGA